CCATTTTCAACTTCAATTTTTGGAATTAAAGTCTCATCAATCATTTCTTTTAAACTATTAGCTTTTTCAGCTACTTTACCTTTAACAGCATCTGTAAAAATAACTTTACCTGTATTAACATCAACAGCTGATACTTCTTTTATTTGAGATAAAGTAGAACATAATACTGAAAGTTCACCCATTATTACAGCTAAGTCATCTAAAAACATATTTCCTTTAATTATAGGTTGATCAGCTTCTTTTTTACCTAACATTATTGAAGGTGAGTCAACTATGTAACTTTTAGTAGAGGCATTTATTGATTCATTTCCTCCTAAAAATATAGAGTTTAAAGAACTTACTAATATATGATCTTTTTTAGCATTCAAAATTAATCTATCAGAGTTAATTACTACTTGTGGGGAGGTATATTGATCAGGTTTAGTAGGTTTATTTTTAATATATGAAATATAATTATGATTTGAAACTTCTATTGGTAATTTTTGAGTTGAAGTAAACCAAATTGAAGCTAAGTCATTATTTACATCTTCAGTTATAGGAATCCATCCCTCAGATGATGAATTTGGATCTTGACCATTTCTTATAATAGTAATAGGATCACCATTTTCACCTGTCTCAGACCATGTATTATTGTCTGTACTGGGAGTTTTAACTGTACTACCAAATCTAAGTGAATTACCCCATCTACCTTGATAAATTACATCACCCACAAAATTTAATAAAGGATGAATGTTTGACCTTTCAATAAAAGTATCTTGAGAAGGATTTGTAGGACTATTAAAACTTACATTATTATTTTCTTCATCTGAGGAGGTGGCTATTTTTCTTGTAGAGCCTGCTTCAACTTGTTGGTAGTCTTTTTGTTGCTCTGGAGGTAAGTCTGGGGTAGTTATAGGGTTAGGGTAAGCATTCATATGAGGGTGATTCCATAATCCAATCATATTAATGTAAAAATAACCTTCCTCAGATGTATTTTTACCTATACCTTTATAGGGTAGTTTAAAAACTAAAACTAACTCATTAACTAAAGGCCAAGTAGATGTATTAGGAAAAAAAGGTTTAGCTGATAAAGTAGTTCCTGAGAGAAAATTAATTAACTCAAATTCAATAGTTCCTAAGCCATTATAACTACCATAGGTTTTAAATTTAGGATGGTCACTATTTAACACAATGTCAGTTACTCTACCATTTTGAATTCCATCTTTTATTTTAGATAAAATCTTTGGTAATTCTTTTATACCAGCTTCAGAACTAATAAAATTGTTAGGATTATTAGCTTGTATACCTCTTCTAAATCCCATTAATCTTCTTTTTTAGGTGGTGGAGTTAATTTTTTTATGTCATTTAAAAGTTGCTCTCTTTCCTCATCACTTATACCAAATCCATTTTCTTCACTTCCTTCATTAGCAAATATACGCTGGAATATGGTAGCAACTTTAATTAAGGCTTCATCATTTTTTAAACCTAACTCCATATACTCTTTAATTAAAGGAACAATCAAAGTGGCATCACCTATGTCTTGTACTAAAGGCTTCAACTCAGAAATTAAAGCAGATATTTGATCTTCTTTTTTCTTTTGATTGTCATAAATTTCTTTAAGTAATGAAGAGTAGGTTTTCTTCCCGAATATTTTTTTGTCTAGATTACTCATAATTGTAGATTTTATTCAACTATAAATATAAGTAAGAGTGACCTTCCTCAAATTGTATATATCCATGATTGATAAAAAATATGTAATTGTCTTTAAATATATCATACAATTTATCACATATTTTAGTTATCTTTGGAGTTTTGACTTCAAGATTAGACAATGCTAGAATTTCTCTAATGTCTATGTAAAGTGCTTTTTTATTAAAGATTGATATATTTTCTCTTTTTCTAAATAACTCAAGTACAGAGTCAGCTATAATAGCGTCATTTCCTTTAGGAAATAAACTGTCAAAATTACTTTCAATGTATGAAATAAATTCATCTATAAAAAAAGATAACTTATCTATACTTTGAGTAGTACTTGTTAAGTAGGAGCTATTTTCTTTGTATAAATCATCTACAGGGGCATGATCAATTTTCTTTTGATAATTAGTTTTATTGTAGATAATAAGCCAATTTTTTGTTATTGTTCCAAAGTAAGAGTAAGCTTTAGGTGGAGATAATTTTCTAAGTTTTTCCATACACTCTTCACTTACATCTAACCCATCAAGGAAGCTATTGATTTGACTTTGAGTGATTCTATCACAGTCACCTACATAAGTAACAAAGTCTCCTGTGTACTCCTCATCAAATTCTTTTATAATTATTTTCTGAAGTTTATCCTGAATATTGTCTTTAGGAGAGAATTTATGAAGTCTATCAAGTAACATTGTTATAATTTCATGTTGTAAATGCTCTAAATTATTAACTTCTGTATGATAGAATTTAAAGGTATGAATTATATTCTCGGTTAATTTAAAAAGAGCATAGTGTATCTCTTTTCTATAAATTTCACTTCTAATCTCTGGGTTAGGTTCATTATTATAAGCTATAATAGCATTTTCAGTGTCCTGAGTAAAGTAGTGATTTGATTTTGGTTTTCTTTTTTTAGCCACGATTATTTAAGTCTTCTTAATTGGAAATCATTTAATATATTTTGGATTTGCTTTATAGATTTAAAGAAAAATCCTACCTCATCATCAGACTTAAATGTTCCCTTATGGTCTATTTCCTGAAGCTTCTTATCAGACACTTCAATTACTTTAGATATCTTATCAAGATAATCTAAGTATCCAGCAAGTATGTCTTCTTGCCTTTCATTTTTTCTTAGTAAATTAATTGTTGTGAATAATAGTATAACAACTAAAATGGATAGGGCTATAATTAAATATAGTTTAATCATATTGAGTCTAATAGATTTTTTAAACTATTACTACCAACTGAACCTAATGCTTTAGATTTAGATGATGATTTTTTCTCTAGTTTAAAATTGTCTTTTTTATTTTCTTTTTTACCAAATTTAGGCAGCCACTCTTTTTCAAATTCAACTCTAGAGGCCATTAAGTCTGCTTGATGAATTATAAATATCAAAGAAGTACGAGGTTTTAATTCTGGCATGTAATTTTTAAGGTAAGGCTCATTTGCCGGATCATATAAACCATCATGAAGTCTTATTGATAACCATTCGTTTTGAGTTAATTTAACGTCATTATCTACAAGTAGTTTAATTGATCTTTCTGGGACTGACATGTAAGCAATAGAGTCATTGAATTGATACATTTCACCTAAATTCTTCTTTCTCCACTCATCAGTTGAAGGCTTGTGGGCATAATTTCCTTCCTCTCCCATTTTACCTAAGTCATGATTTAAAGCTGAGAATACTAACTCTTCAGTAGTGTAATTTTGCACTGCTCCAAATTCTTTCCAAACGTCATTTAAAGCTAGAGCTCCTCTTACAACACGATTAACATGATCAACGTAGCCGCCTGGGAAAGCATTATGATAAGCTTTCTTATGGGAAGCAGGCATCATTATAATCTCCTCTTCATGTTTCTTATAAAAAGTAAGAAGTTTTTCCTTCCTAGGCTCTGAAATGTATTTGTCAATATAACCTAAGAATTCCTTCCAATTTTCTTGGATTTGTTCTGCTGTTAGATTCATATTACTCCCTTCCAATTATGTCTGTAATGTCTTGGACTACTTGAAGTATTTCTCTCTGAGTAGTATTAATTTCATCTTTTGATCCGCCTCTATGAATATTCATATCCAGTTTTCTGAGGAGGCCATTTAACGTCTGTAGACGGTTTTGTGCTAATTGTTTATTTCTCATAATTTTTATTTATAGGAGTAGGCTATCCCTTAACCCCCCTTTTTATAACTTGTCACTTTTTTTTTAGTATTAATTTTTAAGTTTCTTTCAAACCCGTAATATCAATATAGTTATTTAGGATTTGGAAGCCAAACTATTTTCAAGAAAGGTTTGTATACTTAACAGGAAACCACATTTCTCGTAGTCTTCATACTCCTCAAAGTAGTCTATTGCGAATTTTAATGCTGTAATTAGATATTTTTTGTCTCTAAGGAATAAACTTTCTTTCCATATATCTTCTTCAATATTACAGTCTTTAATGTACTCCCAAGCTCTATAGTAGGCAATGTACTCACCAGTTTCTTCAATTTCACCTAAGTCAAATTCTTCATTAGCTTTCTTAAAGAAGTCAAGTATGTGATTATGAACAGATGACTTAATATTCAAAATCATCTTTTCAAACATTCCTATTTTATAAATTGGAGTTTCTTGGATATTTAAATCATCAATAACCTTTAAATTATGATCTTTTAAAGGGTCATCACTGTCATCATTAAACAAACCAAATATTTTATTAACGTCCATGATCATAAATATGGTGAGTCCTTATTTATGGGGCAAGGTACTTTAAAGAAAAAAGCCCCATTCGGGGCTTTCTTGATTGTTAATGAAATCAATTAAGATACGTAATCCAAA